TACCTTCGCCAACGGGTATGCCAGGGACTTCAAGTCGCGCCATGCTAGTCGGTTGGCAAGACCAGCGTCCTTGACGCCCGGATAGTTTGCGGTCGTGGTCACATACGCGTCCTGGATGCGCTGGTTAGCCATGTCCTGGGCAAGTGCATAACTCACCGTGTATTGCTTTCGACGGTCTGCAAACTCAACTCTTACTTCGTTGGTTGTTTCGTCCCAAGACGGCCGGCTGTATGTGATGTCGTCCACATCCGTTTCGTCCACCTGCAGCAGTGCACTGAACGGGGAGGCATCGGACTCCCGGATGAGCTTCAGTTCGTATAAGCCCGTGGTGGAATTGAGCAGTACCAGACCATCTATTTGCCGCTCGACCTCCTGCAGCAGATCTTTGATCTCGCGCGGACTGTCCAGCAGCATGCTGAACCCGTTGCCTTCGTTGTACAGCACTTCCGCAGCGGACACGAAGCTAGCCGTATCGATTACCGAGGTCCCGGTAGCTAAGCCCCATTCCGCGTTCGTCAATATCTCGTATATGACTTCAGCAGGGTTTGCGTCTTGCGCACCATTCACGGGTGAGTAGCTACTTGCTCCCGTAATGTTTTGCGGGACACGGCGCACCACGAACTCCCATGGACGCAGGTTTGCGCTGTTGCCTATGTACCCCTGCTCCCAGATTGCGTAGCACGTGCCCCTGTAAGCTGGCGTGTCTGCAGATCCGAGCACTCCCTGGAGGTAGGTACTGGCGGACTGCGTGCTGGTACCGGGGAACACGCGCAGCGTTCCGCTAATGCCACCCTGGTTGGTACCAAACAATTCTGGCTCGGTGATAGTAATGGTGCTGTTTGCTACCGGTGTCCCTTCCGGTGAGCCTCCCCCGTACAGGAGGAAGTCGTCCGTTCTAATTTCAATGATGCCGTCTGCGGCACCGTCAAGTGGACCCCTGCAAAGCGCAAACTGTAGCCCCAGGGAATACTCGTACCCGACGGTAACCTTCTTACTGCTAAACAACCCGGTGTCTACTTTCTCCTTGATCGGAGCGTTCGTTAGGTCCCCGTACCACACCACGTTCGGACCGGTTATTTTGCAGGTGCCCCAAAGCAGCGGGACACTTCTTCCTTCCGTTGCGGTTGGAAAATTGAAGTCCCCCAGGGTAGCGGGGCGTGCGTTTTCAATGTTCGGTTTTGGACGCAGCAGCTCGCTGAGGAGAAAGGTTGCTGCCCAGGTTAGCAGGTAGTAAAAGAAGGACATTTATTCCTCCCGGGTAAACTGCGAAAGCTGGAACGGGTTCACGGTGGGCACATAGGGGAACCCGCCGTAGTTAAGCACGTTATTGAACACCGCCTTGCAGGTGGTAAGAGTATGGTCGCAGCCCCGATACACGTTAACTTCCGCTCCCGCAACCGGGTCATAAAAAGGCAGGAGCAAAGTTAGGTTGTCAGCCTCCTGGTCAAGTATCTGACGGCTATCACTACCGTCTGGAAGTTCGACGTACCCGCCCACCCAATCACGCTGTGGGCTGCTGCCCCCCGCAGCCCCTACACCAGCAACCTCGATCACGGTTTCGTTAAGCTGCGTGCTGACCACGGTGCCCGTGTACTTGAACGTGTTACGGTTGACCTTGCATCCGCCGTCATAAAGCACGTGGTTGCAAAGACCCTGGTAAGTGAACCGGGGAACTTGCCGGTTAAAGATTTCGTTGAAGGGGGAAAGCTGCAGCTCGCAGACGTAGCCGTTGTCCTGGTAGCTGGCGGAGGCAACGTAACCGTCGAACACCACTGCACTGTCCGGTGGGCTTGCACCAGGGTCATAGCGCAGCACGCGAACAGACATCTGGTATGACGGTGACGGGGTAACGTACAGCCGACCAATGGTGGACGCTTGCGGCAGCTTAACGGTCAACCTGGTGCGCGGACGGTCCTTACTAATTTCTGGATTCGACCGGGTGATGGTTAAGCTGGTCCACGTGACGCTGTTATACGTGACATCCTGCTCGTAGTTTGTATAGCGGATCGTCGTGGGACCGTAGGTGAACTGATACAGTTCGATAACACGGTGCTGCTCCCGCGACCCCTGTTGCTCAACGAATGTTCCCATCAGTAGCTCCCCACTGTATTGACGCGCACTTCAGCGTCCACTGCTTGTCCAAGCTCGTCGCTCCAGTTGTGGGTTATGACCGCACGGTCGTCGTCTATCCTGCTTTGCGTTACCAGGCTGATGCGCTCCACGTCATTAGCGTCGAACGCATAGTTCTGCGTGTTCGGAGTGATGCTAACACGTTCGATCGTATCGGTTTGCTGCACGATACCGGTTATGCGGTGGATAGTGCGCTTCTGTTTGTTTGGGCTCCCTCCAGTCGGGGACGCAAACATCCAGGCGTCCTTCATTACGACTTCGACATAGTTCCAAGGTTCTTCTGCCCGGTGGTACCCCACCAGTCCAACACTCTCAACGTCCAATGTTGGGCTGTCCGCCGTGGTGGGCAGTGCGAGCGTTAAGTCTTTGCGGTAGGTAGGCAGCAGGAAACTCCTTTGTGACCCGCGCAGGTGCGCAAGTAATTCGCGCAGTTCCCACAAGCGCTGCGCACTTTGCGCCACCCATAGCTTAGGCTGCGAACGCACAGGTTTCCGTGCCTGCGTGTTCTGGAAAAAGATTCCAAGGTCAAAGTCCGTTATGCGTACCGATGTGCGGAACTCCTGTGCCAGCACGTCGTCCATAAAATCGTCATCGTTAAGCACGGGGATTGTCAACCCAGCCTGGTCCACAATGGTTTCATAACTAGCCGGGATCTGCGGGGTGACGCTGTCTATATTTTCCAGCGCACGGAAGCGCGCGTTGTAAAGGTCGCTGCTGGTTCCCCTGGTGCTGCGTTGCTGCAACGGTAGCGACATGACGCACGGGACCACCGGCACTGCAATGTCTACTCCTGCCGTGTAGCTGTTCTGGACTGGTGTGGTAAAGGTGAGCGACGTTAACGGGGAGTCTATTCCCTGCAGCTCCAGCGCTTCTGCAACTATGGTCCCGTCCTCATTGAAGTGCACAAGTGCGCACAACCCGCCGTCCCGGAAATCAGCGTAGTCGGTGGCCTGCACGAACACCTGCGTATCGACCCCTGCGGTAGGGCTGCTAGTAAGCAGTCGCCGGTCCCACCACAAGGGCACGCCGAACACGCGCCCAACCCAATCGTGCAAGAAGATTGTATTGAGCTGCTGGTTAACCAGGTTCCCCAGCAGTATGTCGTAGCGCAGGCTTTTTCTCGGCCAATTGCGCAGAGCGATTCTGTTCTCGCTGCGGTCCGCTGCGGTGTTAATTGCGGTGCGCCACTCGAGCTCTTCCTGCACTGCGTTCTGCGGCGGGTACGGAAACAGCACAACCCTGGTTCCGGTGAGGGGCAGCGTGATGCTACGGACATCGAAAGCGAACACAAGGTCCCCGTCAATGGTCGGAGGACCAATAGGGGACACCGTGACACCAATAATGACGCTCGTCATGGGCGATAGCGTTGCAGGGGTAGCAGGGGCGTCAAGTGTAATTCCGTCCCCCGCATTATTGGTGATAGACGATAGGGTTCTCACGTCGGTGCGGTATGCGTTAAACAGCTCAACGTCGTTAACTAGCTCCGACACCACGTTTCCAAGGTCCAGCGACTGCGGGAGAATGTGCACGCGCTCGAACCAGGTGTAGCCGCTAAAATGCCCATCGCGCAGTGTACGGTTGCTGTCCCTGTCGCCCCTGTCGCCCAACTGAAAATTATTAACTTCCGGAGTGACCTGGTTGCTGACTTGCGTCACAGCGGTAGCGGCGCCGGCACCCGTTGGATAGAAGGCTGCCGGCGGGGTGAACGTGCCGGTGTAACGTGCCGTTCCTTTAGTGACGCGCACAGCGTCCACCCAGCCGTCAAAGTACAGACTTGTGCTCCCTAGACCGTCTCCAGGCAGACCAATGGAGCAGCGACAGGGTTCGTAGTTCACAGTGTCCGTCCAAGTGCTACCTACCTGCGTGCCGTCCACGAATAAGCGTGTACTGGTTCCGGACCTTGCTACGGCGATATGATGCCAGCTAGTCCCGTCGCTAATAGTACCTCCGCCACTAGTGATGCGCGCTGAGCCATTAACGTAGTAACGCAAGTCCCCGGCACTGACTATGTATATGGTTGGACGGGGTTGACTGAGTGACGTCCTACCGTCGAAAAGTATTTGCGTGCCCCCGTCGTAGTTATGTTTGATGAACATCTCGATGGTGAAGTCCCCGGTACCGAAAGCGAATTCGTCTCGGTCGGTGGGGCTACCCTGGTCATCAATAGCGTCCCCGGTTCCGTCTAGCAGCAGGGAAGCAGTTCCAAACTTCTTGTCCGCCGTGTCAAGCTGTGCGTTACCGCGCACGGACCAGTCGATACTTCCGGACGGGGCAGCGTCCACGATGGTCGTGCTGGTGTCTGAGCCGTCCAGTGCTAACAGGCAGACCACTTCGTTCCAATGCGGGTCACCAGTATTGAACCCCTCATTCCAGCGGGTATCCCCACCAAGAACACCACGTGAGACGGCACCCTTGTCGGCACGTGGATAGCCATAATTAATGGGCTGCGGGTTGTCCCCTACTGCGGGAAGACGGTGACGTGCGTTCGCTGAAAGTGCGCTGACTTGGTAGTGCGGATAAAGATTAGCACCACCGAAGAAATTCCGCGCGTTGTAGCCGCCGATAGTTGCCATCTACGTGGTGACCTTTTTATAGGCGTAGCCCACGGAACCGCTTTGAGCGGTATTGTCTGCTGGGTTGGGAATTGTTTTTCGTATCTGCGGGAACACTACGTAAGTGTCGCCTCCAATCGTTATTTCTTCCCCAGGTTCAAAGCCCCGGATGTTCACGGTGTACGTGTCCTTAACATATCCAATTAGGCGCATGGTGTCCGGTGTGACGTCCACATCTTTCGACATCACAAAATTAGGGTAGAGCGGAACGTAACCGTCGAACTGTGAGGGCCCGATTCCCATGATGCAAGCCTGCGGATGACCGCTCCCGCCATAGGAGCGGAGCGCCGGCTGAACAAGACCTAGCCCGTCCCCTTGAGACCCAGGTTGGTCCGTGACCATATTAGCGTGCCACACGGGCTGCGGACTTCCGTCCCACGATTCCCCGTTAGCATAATCTTCGATCAGCAACCGGTGTCCCCTGCGACCGGTGGAGTTGTAATAAAGGCAGCCCATGCCATTCTGATGTACTGCAGCAGCAGCGTTGTCCGCCGAATTGCCAGTATCCCAATAGGCGTTATAAACATACTCCCCTCGCCGTAGTCTGTTGCCCACCAGCGCCAGCCTTCCAAATCCAAAGTGACGGAATAACCCGCTGCTGTACTCCAGCACAACGTGCACGTAATCGTCGTCTTCAAAGAAGTGATAAGCGGGGAAGGGTCCGGACACACCCAGGTTCGTGAGCATACCGTTCGTGAACCCCTGCCCATCCCGACTGTCAAAATGTGCGGGGTCCAGATAAGTTCCGAAGGTAGGAATTGGGCTGCCGGGCGCATTTTTGGAGCCGTGGTGTTTGATATTGGTGGAGTCCCAATTCATGTACGTGTATTGAGTCCAGCCCCGACCATCGGAATCCAGCTTGCTCCACCCAGCTCTGTTATTGGTGGTGTCGAGCAGCAGTTGCGTCCACCCAGGAGTCCCGGTGATAAACGCATCGAGCTTGGTTATCAGATCGTCAATGTCGGTTGCTGTGCCAGTTTGGTAGCTCATGCTTATTCCTCTTTGACCGCGTAGAAGCACCACGGGTCCGTGCGATGGATGTTTTGAAATACACGGTACTTATTACGCGGGGAAACACCTTCGTCAAACAGTTCGTCCTCCGACGTTACACCACCTACCCCGGAGCACCAGTAACAGTTATTCAGTTCCCCTAAATGGTAGCTCACAGCTCCGGGGTCGGAGTAGACCATTACGAAAGGCCAAATCGCAGTAATATCGTTAGGGCTGTTATTGGTCTTGGCTAACAAGGAAGCCGGTGTGCCACCCTGCCCACCTGAGAAAAATTCGGTATCAAAAGCGGTGTTAAAAGCAAACACGAAGTCCGGGTCAATGGTGGTAGTGCTCCCGGATTCTGCTATAGGAAAAAGTCTCACCACATAGTTCTGTATAGCGGAAGATGAGTTGCTATTGTTGTAATAGTTCTTGACGGCCCTCCACTCACCATCCGGGAACCGCAACCAGCCCACAGATTGGATTCCAGCGAACGCGCTGTTGTGCCCCGCGCTGTCTCCAAAGGGGGAGGGGATAGCAGAGTATTGGAGGTCGTTATCGCTGAACACCTGCTGCTCCTGGAAAGTGGAGCCCATTATCATTAGCGGGTACGGGTACTCGGTTTCCGTAGCATAGGTGTCAATGAACCCGCAGTACATGAACTGATAGCTGACGCCGGTCTTAACTACCATGATCACCCGTCTTCCATTCACGTGGAACCAGTAGGTCATCGAAGTGTTTTGCAGCGGGACAGCAACGATCTGACCATTCAGTATCCCAGGACCGTCACTAATCTGATTACCGAAAATGTTGCCCGGTTGGTTCTTCAGTTCGGTTTCCGGGGACGTGCTTGCATAAGCTGTCAACCCCGTGATGCTCCAGTTGTAGTAACCGATCGTGGAGTTCTCGTAAGTTTGGACCGCGAAGTATAGGTTCCGCTCAGGGGACTGCGACCCGGTACCCTCGAAGATAATTTCGTAGTCCGCTGGTTCCGGGGAAAGGTTGTCCGTGTACTGACGCGCCACGCGCCAACCCCTGTCCACGTTCGGGGACACGTCCACCCCTAGCATGAAGTCCCTCAGCTGCAAGAGCAGGTCTTTGTAGTCGGTAGCTGTACCTGTTTTGAATGCCATTAGCTCAACGCCCTCCTAACGACGTCGGGGTTTGCAGATATCACGTTCAGTATAGCGCGGGTCCCCTGCGTGCTTTCCATTGCTGCAGGGATTGCCTTCGGGTCAAACACGTTCGTGATGGGCACGCTAACTTCAGGCGCTTCCACATTCACGTTCGGCGCACCAGCGCTTGTCTGCGCGGCAGCGTCCTCGCCCCTGCTGCTGGGGACAAATAACTCGGGCCCCTGTTCGCCGGTGGGAAACGCAGTACCAGGTTCCACGGGCCCACCCATAGCACGCGGCGGACCTATCTTGCTGGAAAGCATTTCCAAGGCCGCTGTAAGCTCGCGTGCGTCGAGATCCACCATGCCCCCCTGCAGGGCTTCCAGATCTGGTTCCGCAACGCCCAGCTCGCCGAGCGCTGGGACTATTACGTCCAGTGCGCCCATGTCGGGCATGTCGGGTGCGGGAGCAGTAACGCTTAACCCCTGGTTCAGCAGTTCCTTGGTCTCGTTTGCAGGGACCACGGTGCCTTCGACAGGCGGGACAAACAGCTCCGGTCCCTCCTCGCCTACCAGGAAAGTCTTATCGGGCTGCACAGGTCCGCCCTCCGCACGAGGTCCACCGAACCCGCTAAGGAAGGAGCCAATGAACCCACCGAACCCACCTCCGCCGCCACCTATGCCCTGGAACTGCGAAGACAGGATGCGGAACACTTCCGCGGACAGTGCGTTCGCTGCCATGCGGCGCAGTGCGTCCGCAAACCCGCGCACCATACCTTCCACCCCGTCCTCGAACGGGTCGTACAGGAAGTCCGCGAATGCGTCCTGGATATTGCGCGCCGCCTGCTTGCCTATTTCCTCAATGAAGTCGAACCCGTCTTTCTGCTGCTTCAGCTTGCGCTCCAGCTCCCCAGCTTCGTCCTTCAGTTCGCGCTCTGCTTTGACCAGGTCAAGGACCTGCTGGTAGCTGACCGATGCGTTATCCCCGAGGTCCTTGTACAGCTCCGACGCGCGGCGCACGTCCTCCACTGCTGCAAGCTCGTCCAGCCCACCACTCCTGAGTGCTTCCACGTTCTCCCGCAGGTCGTCAACGCTCTCACCCAGGTTGCGGATGTCCTGCTGCGCCTTTTTCTGTCGGTCGAACGCTGCTGTTACCTCGTCGATTGCTGTTTCCAGGTCGCGCTTGGCTTGCACCAGGTTAAGCACTTCCTGCTCGGTAAGGCTGGTCTGTCCCTGCAGGTCCGCAAACAGCTTTGCGGCTACCGCAGCATCCTCTGCAATCTCCAGTCCACGCTCACCGCTTTCCCCCAGCGCTTTTAGCTGGTCACTTAACAGTTGCGTTTCCCCGCGCAGGTCCGCGATGGATTTCTCCGCGCGCTTTACCCGCTCGCTGTCGATCTTAATGCTGACCCCTGCAGCGGTGTCCTTAACCTCCTCGAGCGCTGCAACGCTGCTGTCGAGCACCGTTTGGAGCACCTTGTTCTGGTCGATCAGCTGCGCAATCTTTTCGCGGAACGTGCCTGTGAGCTCGGTACCCTCCCGTTCAAGCGCTTCATTCAATATGCTCAACGCCTTGTTCAAGCGCTGCCTTTCCTTTTCAAGCGCATCAAGCTGCGCGGTGTTTGCTTCGCTGGTGTCGGTTAACTCTAGCTGTTGCAACTCCTGTTCTAGCTGTTGTGCGTTCTGACGTATAGTGTCGAACAGCGCTTCCTGCTCGGAACGCGCTTCCTGAAACTGACGGGTAAACTCCGCGCCGATTCCCAGCCGGTTAGCGGTGGCGCGGTTGTACTGGTCCTCTGCTTGGAGTAACTGCTGCTCGATGCGGCGCAGGTCCTCCAGTATCTCATCCGCGTCTGCGTTAACGGATACCTGTAAGCGGAACCCCGCAAACTCGTTGTCCTTCTTAAGCCGTGCATCGAACTCCCGAAACAGGCTAATGGACTCTTCCTCGATATCCGCAATCGCTGCGCGCACTTCCTGCAGTCCAACGGCTATGGATTCCCCAGGGTCCACGGGGCCGCTAAACAAGGAAGCGAGTAACTCCCCGAACCCGCGTGCGCCAGCAATGGTGTCCGCAATCGCACCCGTTATGACTTTGAACCCGTCCGCTACTGCGGGGAGCACTGTTTGACCGAACTCCAGCAGGGTAGCTTGCAGCTCGGCTAGGGACTGCTGCAGCTTGAACGCGTTCGTGTCCGCAGCGGCGCCGAATGCAATGTCCAGCGCGCCGGTGGTGTCTTCGAGAGACTTGAAGATGGTTTTGACCTGGTCCGCGTTCTTGCCCACCAGTGCAAGCACACCTGTGATGGCGCGGATGTTTGGGAACACGCGGGACAGCGCGTCCTCGTTGTCCCCGAACCGGTCACGCAGGTCCGCAAGCGCTGCAAGCAGCCCCTCCTCGCGCACTACCCTGCGCAGCTCCGACGCGGAAGTACCAAACTCTTTCAGCGTGTCGTTTGCTTGCTGGGTTGGCTTAGCAATGGTGGCCAGGGTCGCACGGATTGCGGTACCGGCCTCAAACGCGTTCAGTCCAATACGGGTCAGCGCTGCAATGCCTGCGCCCACCTGGTCAAAAGTAACGCCCAGCTCGGACGCGACGGGGAGAATTGCACCTAGTGCCCCCGCGATGGTATCCGCTGCAGCTTTACCTTCCCGCACCGTTGCGATCAGGACATTGGTAGCTTGCTCCGCGTTAAGTATTTCGCTGCCGTATGCGTTAACTGCAGAAGTGACCGCGTCCGCAACTGTAGCGGTATCGCCCAGCCCCGCAGTAGCAGCTTTGGCGCTGGCTTCCAGGATCTCCAGCGCTTCCGCACCGCGTGCACCTGCCGAGGTGATAAAGAACAGCGCTTCCGCAAGTTCGTTTGGACCCTTGCCCGTTGCAGCGCCGATCTTAAGTAGCTCGCTTTCGAACCCAGCGACTTCCTCCTTGGACAGTCCCACCAGACCCACAATCTCGCTCAGGGTCTTTTCGAACTTAGCAGCGCTTGCTACCCCGACACCGACCGCACCTGCAAGCGCGGTGCCCACTAACCTCAGCTGCGAGTTAAGGTTGACGGTCTGCGTGGACAGCCCCTTCAGCTTGGTTCCGAGCTTGGTTACCTGCTGACCTGCGGTGCGCAGTCCACGCGCGGTGCGTTGCGCTGCTGCGCGTATTTGATCGAGGGACTTGGTTACCCGTGCAGCGCCGCGTTCCGCTTGGCTGGCATCAACGCCTATGCGAATGTTTCTGTCCACGCTTAGCTGCCTCTTCGCGCTGTTTCTGGATGCGCTTTGTAACGTGTGTCAGGTAACAAGTGTCCAGCACGCTCACGTACCGGTGCAAGTCCAGCAGGTCGTCGCCTACAAAGCCGCGCGCGCCCCCGTAGGCCGCGATGTCGGTGAAGGGTATAGGGTTGGGACCCGCCCTGGTGTAACTGCGCCCACGGTCGAGCTCCTGGAACGCTATCCAGTAGTCCAGCAGGTGTGGGAATAATTCGGGTTGCTGAGCGGCGGCAATCTTGTCGCCCATGTGCGCAAGCGCTGCCTGCCGGGGACCCCAGGTTAGGGACCACTCCAGCAGGTCGATCAGTTTCCCTCGTCGGCCTCTTGCTCGACTGCACGGAACGTCTCCATCTCACTTGCGACTTCCAATACTACCGCACGGAAGTCAGGAACGTCTCTCAGCAGTTCGAGCGCTTTTTCCTCGCTGTGCTTTATGGCTTTTCCTTCGTCGTCCTCAATGCCTTCCCAATCAAGGAGCACGCACGCTGCCATGCACTTGTTAACCAGGTCCCGCGCAACCTCCTCGTCAAGTACACCGAGCTGCAACTGACGACGGTAGGGCTTGGACACCTGCCGCATCATTGCTCGATACTTGTCGTTATTCATGCGCGCGACTTTAATCGAACCGCCCTCGCCCAACTCAACCCAAACTCCGGTCGACTCGAGCTCCGGATCGGTCCGGTACCTGCTGATCTTCATAGGTGGCTTCCTTTAGTTCACGCCACTATCTCTAGCGGCTTTCGGGGGACCCGGCAGCTTGACAAACCGCTGTCGGCTTAGTGCGCTGCACTCGGTCGAGTTGCATGCGCGGGTGGCGTAGTAGATGCGCTCGCCTCTGTTGGCGTCCGCAGTCACTTCCAGCGTTCCCACACCAGGTGCAACGGTTGTCGTTGGTGACAACCCCGCAACCACCGGCGCGTTAATGCTGATATAAACTTGGATCCCTGTAAGGGCTAGGTCACCAGTCAGGGGTTCGCAATCGATGGTGAACTCCGGGTCCGTCCACGTCAGGGTAACCGGGTCACCAGGTTTCTTAACGGCGCTGTGCACCGTATCGATGGGACCGTCGAGACCGTCTGACGGGGTACACTGCTGCGCATTCGCGTGCGTGCATCCAAAAGCAAGCAGCAGTGCGCCACAAAGATAAAGGACCAGGTTTTTCACGTTCGTTTCTCCTTTGAGGAAGGGGGGCTAGCGCCCCCCACCATGTTACGCTGCGAAGCGCGTTATGCCAATCATGAACCCATTGGTCGGATCCCGTCGAGCTGAAAACTCAAGCGACACCAGAACGTCCTGGTCGTTCCCCTCTGCTACCACCTCACCGGCAGTAAACTTGACCGACGGGAAATCCCAATAGTAGGAGTTCCCAGCGGTGTCCACCGTGCGGAAGGACAGGGAAGTTTCCGTGAAGTTCAAGTACCGCTCATAGAGCGCCCTCGATACGAAATACGCCTCAATGGTCCCACTGATCTGCGTTCGGCCAATACCGATTCCGCTGTTCTCCAACTGCCCAATGCACGGCTGAGCGCGCAGGGAGTTGTCGATTTCGAAATCGATGTTAGTGAAGCAGATGTCTGTGGACGGTGGAGCATCGTCAACCAGGATGTTGTCGATGTTATCCACTGCGTTCATCACGTCGTTGGTTGGAGCTGCTGTCGGGCTACCGTCGCCCACCGTTGCACCTGACGCTGCCGCGGACTTACCTTCGAACGAGAACGACCCGTTGAGGATCGATCCCGGGGTAATGGTAAGCCCCAGGGTGCCCACCCGCATGCCGGCGAACGCAACATACTCATTCACGTCAGAGAAGAACTTCTCAAGCGTGAACGACTTGCGCGTTACACCGTTTGACAGGTGCGAACCACGGACACGGAGGGTTGCTGTCTCCCCCGCCGTAGGTGCTGGTGAGATGGTCAAGACGTCCGGAGTTGCAGCAACCACTCGATAGAACCCGTCGTTGGTTGGGCTCAGGAGGCTACCTGAAATCTGGATGAACTGACCGACGGCAACATTAGCGAACGGACCAGGGGAACCCGAAGCGGTCAGCGTCCCGGTAGTAGCCGGGGAGTCGATCGCTAGCGTGTATGACTGGGTATCGTCCAGTGCAGCAGTGAAGTTGTTGTACAGCGCGCCCTGGAGCAGGGTATCGTAGGCGCCATAAGACAGCTCGAGACCGACCTCACCGCCAGCGGAAACCGCTGTGCGAATAATGTCAGCCACCTGCCGGTCGCTACGAATCTCCTCGCTGATTGCCGTTTCGGTGGTCTGGTTAAGCGACTCGTTCGTGAATCGCAACGCAGCCAACGTCGGTGCAGCCAGCGGTGAACCTACCCTGGACTCGCCCCACGTATCCTCTTCCGAATAGAAGAGTTGTACGCTGGAACTGTCACTCATGCGTTGTCACCTTGCTAAATAATTGAGTCCGCCTGGTAAGGAGTGCTTGCGTTGTACTGCATCCACGCCCCATCAGGACCTGCTTGGATTACACTTGTCGCTCGACATATGACCCCGCTAATGGTGCGACCATTAAAAATGGCGCCCACAGAATCACCGAGCTCCAGTGCTAACCCGTCGCCGCTTCCCGCTGGCACATAAATCCGGACTTCGATGAGGCCCACTCTTCGAAACCGGCGTGTACTGCCCATGGACACTTGCCGCTGTTCCCCCGGCATCACGTCGAGGAGCACCCATGGGCTGTCACTAGGTGGTTCAATACGGGTCCCGCCGAAGTAGTATGGTACGGTCGGCTGCTGGACCGGCCACTCGGTGTTGAATGTGGTTCGTATTACCTGCGCGTCATTTGCGTAGCTCATGCGAACCCACTCTCCACCTCGAGCACGGACAACCGCACCATCACACCAGGGGGAGTCTGTTTGCTCCACCCATTCTCAAGACGCACTATATACGGCACGTTGTTGAAAATCCAGATCGTTCGGTATGGAATAGTCACGGCCTGTATTTCCGCGGTGCCCCTGCTTATGGTGGCACCTCCGTTCTTGTCCCGCGCGTTCAGCTCGCTGCTGTCCGGGGCACCGAAGGACACCTGCCAGTTAGCACGTGCACGACCACCGACGTAGCCTTTCGGACGTCGTTTGCTTTTCCACTGGTCCGGGTTGCCTACCGGTGTGCGGTTAACGATGCGCTCCAGCAGGTTCTGCGCGATAAACTTTTGCGTGTCCAGCACCACGCGCGCAGGAGTGCGCTTCTCAATCTCAATGTCGCGGTTGAACTGCGCAAGGTTAGAAACTTCGAAAGGTTGTTTAGCCATTACCGTCTCAGCTGCACTTCCCACATAGCAATCTGTTCACCACTGTAAACCGGGTTCGACGCTACAACCTGCCAGCGCTCACCTTCGAACACCACCTTGTCCGTATTAATATCCGGTTCCGTTGCGGGGAACCCGTCCCCTGCAATCAGCACCTGCAGATCCCCTTGCAGGATGGTGGTCCCGTTCACCCTGTTCTGGTTGTAGGGTGCTGGGGGGCTGGTGGTGATGGTGTAGCTGGTGCTTGCAACGGTGTTCTTCCCTGTGCTGGGGTCGTAGGTTTCCACCTCGCGCACCAGGGTTGCGTTGAGTCCGAACTGACTTATGAGGCCCTTTGCTAGTGGCCTCATTACCGGGTCGAGGAAACCAGTCATCCGCGTAGCACCTGTCCAGTATTGCGTATCGGTGACAGGAAAGGCTGGAGCAGGTGGTGCGCTTCCCAATACACGGTCGTCTGTCTGGTGGTGCCCTCCGTTCCGGGCATGTACTCCACTTCAAGCGCCCCTGCCTTTTCCCGCTTCGTTAACCTGCCAAGCGCTGCCTGCAGGGTGCCAGTGCTTGCTCCGGCGCTATCAAGCGTCTCAGCAGCAAGCATCATCTGCGCTTGTTTAACCTGGTCCGGAACCACGTTTTCCGGGACGAATGTGGTGTCCTGGAACGACGGGGGCACGAACCGGTTCTTGTAGAACGGGTCAAAGAAGTCGGGAACGTCCACGCCCCTGCGCGGCCAGGACAAAGCCTGGTTCCACGCCATGCGGGACCCCTTCCATTGCATGCGGTACTTGGACTCCATGTAGTACGCTGCTTTGATCAGCGCTGCTTCCTTGTCCTCATCCGCAGCGGTTTCCGTCCACAGCGTATTTCCGCGGTCGGTGAAGTAGCTATCAGCTTCGGTGGTGGTCACGTAGCTGTTAGCGCCCGAAACCTGCGTGCCGTCTTCCACAATGAGCGCCATGTTACTTCTCCTTCACCTTAATACTGACCCTGCGCACCACATGACGGTCCAGCGGGGAGGCCTGGTCATCATCCGCTTCCAAGGTCAACGTGTAGGTGACGTCGTTGGTACCACCATCCAACCAGACGATAATCGTGTCCAGTGGATGCGGGGACGCGGTCAGGTCCCCACTGATGCCTAGCAACGGGGAACTGGCCACCACATTTAGGGCAACCGGGGACTCACCGTTACTGGCTTCGATATTGGTGATGGTCGGGTTTGCTAGGTTACGACCCGGCAGCAACCAATCATCGAACTCCACGCTGTAGTCCAGCACCTCCGCAGGGTCTTTCTGCGGCCACTTGAGCGCCATTATTTGTCCTCCACGTTTTGACTGCGGTCTTGCGTATCCAGCGCAGCCATCCGGTCTTCAGTATCCACCTGCGCGGTGCGTTGTTCCCCCGCAGTACCCTGCTTCCTATCCTGCGCGTCAACCTGCGTTGAGCGCTGTTCCGCATCCGTAGCCGTACGCCGAACCTCCGCGGCTGTACGCTGCGATCGATCTTCCGCCGCCGCACTTGCTCGTCTTGCTTGTGGGTCGAGCGCTGCGTCGCGCCCCTGCGCCCCGACCACAGCAACCCGTCCCTCGTCATCGATAATAACTTCCCGGGACTGTCCAGTAACCTGCGACACGCGCTGTTCAGCTGCTACGATAGCCAACCTACTCTCCGCATCAACATTGACCCGTACCCGCAGCGGTCCACGCTGCACCTGCACTTGGACCAGCAGCCCGAACCCCTGCATCGCAAGGGTAAGCGAGTCGTCCCCGACCCCTTGTAGTGCAATTGACCTGCTGCTAAGTGCCACATCACTTCACCCTGGTAACCGTAGTGACGTCACCAACCGTAGTGACGTCCTGCACAATCTCTTCCGGCGATCCAGTTCCCACGACCCTGCGGTCGTTGGCGTTGTCCACCACCAGCGGGTTCGCAGTATCCAGACCGTGCAGCTTGTGCACCTCGTCCACCTTTGTTGCCACTTCTTCCTGCTGGAGTAGTGTACCCGAAGAACTCGCGGCGATGAATACTTGCGTGAAGGAGCTGGGGGCTACGGGGTTTTGATTGTAGTCCGGGGACCCGGTGTAGTTTGCGACAATGTTACCGCCACTGATGCGCATCTGCTCATAAACGGGACCAGCACGGTCCTCGAACTTAACGCGCCACCCGTTAAGCATAACCAGGGTAATCGCAACCAGGACACCACCACCGAGGTCCTGCTTTCCGAAGGCTTCGCAAAGCTGCGCCAGGTCCAAGTTACCTGGTTCGTCCTCGTAGTCCTTGCAAGCGTCATAGATGGCTTGTGTGGTAACCGTGGTCTGCGGGGCCGTGATAAGGACGAACCTGTTTACACGGTCGAACTCAATTGCCACGGGTTACTCCTGTTTCGCTAGCAGCTCATCACGTTCCTTGCAGCGTGCTACCAGGGTCGCGAGCTCAGCAAGCTCCTGACGCATAACATCGAGCTGACCCTCGATCGAGGTGATCTGCTGTCTAAGCTCGCGCTTGCGCTGCTCCAGCATTCCCACCTCGAACGGAGGGTACTTGCTCATGTCAACCATGTTACACCGTGCTAATGGTGTCTTCGGTGCGAATGGCGGTTGCGGTTAACCCGGAACTGTCCACGGTGC